TTTTTGGTTGTAAAGCTTTAACTATTGTATCATCTACTTGTTCCTTGAACATTGCCCAAGTTGTATTAGATGAAGCTGCTATTCCTGTAAATGCCATTTTCTTTTCTCCTTGTTTTTTTTACACCACTTATTTCTCTTTCGCAGCCCTGATTTCTGCAAGGTATTGCGTCGCGCCTTTTACCCCGCCAATTTCGTTCGCCTTTTCAAAAGACTTTTGCAAATCAGTTGCACCATCGGGTTGCGTTTGGTTCGGTGGTCTGGCACCTGGCCCTTTGGTACCGCCTGCAGGTGGTGCGTCCTTGTTATCACTTTTTTGAGTACTTGTAATCCAAGAACATTCTTTTATGAGGTCCTGGACTAATTCGTCCATACCGTCCACCGAACTCTTATCGAGGTCAACATCCAGCCGTTTATCGTCAATATCAATTAAACGAAAAGTCTTGTCTGGGTCAACCACACCATGTTTCGCGGCCTCCACCGCGTAAGCTGTTTTAAGCAAAGCATTCCGTGTTTGCTTCTTGGCTTTTTCAATTTCAATCTTTAGCTCATTCACTAATTCAATGCTTTCAGGTTTAGGTGTTTTGTCTTTGTTTTCATCTGTGTCTTTTTTGGATGTTTTATTTAGTTTGGCAACTTGCGTTTCAAGCTCTTTCATCTCGTCTTCTAGTTCTCGAATACGAATACGCCTATCACGGCTTTCGCCACGTAGCTTCTTTACGTACTCTTCACTATACGTTTTTTCGTCAGTATCCTTTTTGTCCTTGCCGTCTTCGGCAAATTCTATTGACTTCTTGTCCTTTTCTTCTTCAGCCATTCATTGACTCCTTTTTGTAATTTTCTTCTGCTAATTTTTCTCGCTTCAATTCTATCCTGTGCTTGTGCTTTTCATCTATAAGCTTTAGCACGTTCTTAAATTCAAAATTAAATGTAGACATTATACGCCTTGCCCGCTTGCCGCATTTGCACATTGTAAAATCAGGTACATCAAACGGACTGCATATCTTCTCCGTCACGTGTCTTTCCTCACATTCGTATTCGTAAATAGGCATATACTATATTCTTACCTTAGTTTGATGATTTGTCAAGTTAGTTAAAAATCGTCCGGTATGTATGGCGTTGTAACATGGATGCAATTGGGGTGCCACGGTGGGCCTCCGCCACCTGCTGTGTCAAAGTACGGGTATATGGGGTGGTTCGGAACTAAAGCAAACCTGTTGTTAACTGAATTGTTTAGCCATCCTTTACATATATCTGATTCGTCTGCATGTCTGGTGATTTCAACTATCGGATCGACACCCAGCTTTTCACTGGCCTGAGACATGGTTTGTTTTACAGCTGCTGTTGCAACTTCACGCGTGCGCGTGCGTACAACTGTTTCGGCATACTTGTCCAGTCGGTAGCGCCGCGTTATACCATCCTTGCCGCGTACAACAACGACTCCCTTGTTCTTGCCTATTTCTTGTTGTATGATTTTGGACACTACACCTGCCATTTGCCGAATGGATTCTCCAGCTATTTGGGATGTCTGCAATTCTTGGGTTATTTTAGCATCAGTTTCACCTAATAATGCAGTACGTCGAATGATGTTGTTTACTCTTTTTGTAGCACCCCTTGTAGCATCATTTAAATCAGTCATTATTTGATCTGCGTAAATGATAACTTTTTGTTGGTCTATAGTTGAAAATGATGCTTTAAATTGCATGTCAGCAGGTAGCACATCTGTAATTGCATCTGCATATTCAAGTTGAATGTTTCGATAAGCTGCATTGATGCCCTTTGGAATTGTTTTCTGCCCCATACGTTCAAGTTGTTTTGTCGTTTGGTCTAATTGTGATTGTAAGTTTTTTAATCTTTTGAATTCGGCTTCACTTACAGGCACTCCTATTTTTTCTATCTCCCATACTATATTTTCAATGCGTACTTGTGCTTTTTGGTACCCTGAATAAATTACGCCTGCCCGTGTCAATTCGTTCATTCGGGCATCGGTTATCGGTTTGAATTTAACTATATTGGTTGCCATAATAAACAATTAAAAAATGGGCGGGGAAGAAACCGCCCTGATGGAAAAAAAGGAAATTATGGTGAATCTCCCTTGTTGACTGCTTTTGCATCTATGTGTGCCTCTGCTGCAATAGCTATTCCGCTTATCGCAGCTGCAACGTACAGCCCGACTTCCAATAGGCTCGCTTTGACTTCGGGCGGGACCTCAAGCACGTATGCATTTAAAAGCTGGCATATTGCATCTATAATTAGTGTGACAATTACCAGACGAATTTTATTTTTTTGGAAAAATCCTTTTTTCATATTATTCTCCTGGGGGTTCTAAGTAGGTTATTCCGTATGCAACGCCAAGCGTTACAACGCTTACAATTAATACCTGCAACGGTTTGTCCAGTTTGTTGAATCCAGGTATCATGCGAAACAAATCGGCAAGCGATATGTCACCATCATTCTTGTTATTCTTCTCACATGCCTGAAGTAATGTCCTGCATTCGTCCACCTCGTGTGTGCAGTATTGCAGGTTGTCTATACATTCGTCCATGATTTGTTCACACGCTTCAAAATTGTCGCAGCAATCTTCTTGTGTAAAAATCGTTGTTGGCATTATAATTAGTAAGGCTGCAAGCAACATGCTAATGATTTTTTTCAATGCTCGTCACCTCCTTAATCGCAAATTGATGCAAACATGGTCAGCATACAAAGTGCAAAGCCTTCAGCCGGTGTGATGCCGTCCTCTAGAACGATTTTGACAATCTCAATAATCTTGGGGTTTTCCATTTCGGCTACAGCAAATCGCACATTGTTGGCAACTTTTTTTTCACCTTGTTCCGCTTTTTCATTGGCGTATTCAAGTAGTAGTTTTTTGATCTTGACCAGGTTCGCAAAATCATGTCCCGGTTTTTTAGTTGCCTCGTTTTTGGTGGTTTTCTTCTCGGCCATTCTTTTAACTCCTTTCAAATAATTTCTTCACTGCCTTCTGGGGCAGCTATCGCGTTTGTTTCTTCGCCTGTCGGCACCAACTCTTCGAGTATGTCAAATTCAGTGGCCATCGAATCTTTTTCAACCCCTAATCGTTCAAGCACTATTGGTGCGTTCTCCCCCTCTAGGTATTCGATTGCATCTTCTTGAGACCATGTTGGTTGTGCATTGGTCCTGATCTGTGCCAACATCGCCTTTTCAGTCGGTGTGTCAGGAAGACCGTCCTTCCACTCTACACCCACATACCCATCAACCTTGTAGTTCTCTATTTGTAAAATATTCTCCAGTTCCATTGCAGCGCGGAAAGCGTTTTGAATACCGACTGTAAAGTAAAGTTGCTTGCGTAACGATTTGGCAACTGAATTATTAGCCTCAATGCGTAGCGCTTCGGCCCTTTGCGGCGCTGCACCCTCTTTTAGTCCGACAAGTCCCGGCGCTATCTCAAGCGTTATCATAACCCATTTTATTAACGACTCAACTTCTTTCATCATTGCATCAAGTGCACCTGTCGGTAATGTGATATATTCAGGTGCTGGCTCGTCCTTCATGAATTTAAAATACCTACCGGCAGGTGTGTTTTCTTTCGCTATGTCAGGTCCTCGCATCGATAAGTTAGCATGCTTATCCAGTTCCCTTGCAAGTTGCGTCATGCGGTGTGCTAATTCATCGGCCATTGATTTCACATCGACATAATCAGATATGCCGAATGGGTGTGTTTCATCAAAATGTAAATTAGGAATATGAGCTATAAGCGGATTTGTTAGACCATCCACGACAAACGGTTCCGGTAACGGCGAACCTAAAAACTTGAGTTCCTCTTCTTCAGATAACGATCTACCAACCTCATCGTCATTCAACCAATTGGCAGTATGAATAACTCCGTAATCGTTATAAATTTGCTGACGTAATATGCAGTTTTCATCTGTGCCTGATACTTTCCATGCGAACTTGTGAGTTTTTATACTGCCAGTATCGTCCGGGTCTAAATCAGGAAACCATATTTCAGGCATGACGCGCTTGATGCGTATATTCTTCTTTCCCTCTCCGCCATATGCCTCAACAACCCAAATGGTGTCACCTTTTGGCCCACCGGCCAATGTCGAGCCATATAGCATTGTAGAAAAATCGCTGTTGTCTGCTATGCGTTCAATTGCTTTTTCGATTTCTTCCGGCGCATCATGCCACGGCTTTATAGTCGGTGTTTCAGCTGCCATCAGGTCAGCAATCTTACGGCTACATAATCCTAAAACATTTATTGCAATATATACCACTAATTTGTTACGGTTGTTTACGAACCCGCCAGACCTGGTAGAAAGCATATCAGTGTCCAACATGTAGCGATAGTATCGAAATACATCATACCAATCGCCGAGATATAATAGCTTATGGTGTCTATAACCCGTTATACGATAATCATCATATTTCGATTTGTATTTGTTTCTACCCTTGATGTAATAATCGACGGCCTCAATTTCACGCCGCTCATGACGATTTAAAACCTGGCCTGTTGTCAGGCTTGTCTCTCGAAATCGGCCGCTTAAAATGGCGTTAAACTCTTGTAATTCGTCAACCCAGTATCTGTGAACGCTACGCTTACCTTGCAGTCCTATTGCCATAGTATTCTACCTCACACAATCTGATTAAACTTTACTTCTTCATTTATTGTCATCATGACTTTTCGGAATGCTTGCGCCCTTCTTGGGTTTGCAGGTTCATTATGAACTCTCAATAATGCATTATACCACATTTCCGCAATAATGCGAATATTATAATTCACTTCAACGTATTTGCGAGCCTTAAGGCCCATTTCCTCGAGGCTGTTGGGGTGCATTTCAATTACAGTTTTTAATGCCCGATACCAATCTCGATATTTGTTTTTAACCAGTAAACCACCACCGCTTTTTTTAGTTATATCAACATAGGGGCCGACTTTAGACGCGATCCACGGGCGGCGTATCAATCCATATTCGATGCATTTTAAGTTACTTTTGGCGTGGTTAAAAGGTATATCGTCAATCGGCGCTAATCCAACATGTGCATTTAACATTCTTATCTCGTTAAAAAACTCACTTAGGTTTACCCACGGCCTCACAATTACGCGATCTGGAAACTTGTTTATAATGTCTTGATGGAAATATCCCAGTGCATGAATTCTAACATGTGGATATTCTTTCATGATGTCGATTATCGCATCCCGGGCGCCAACAAAATCAACGCTATGAGTTGCACTACCGTGGTAGCCTATAACAAATGACTGATGAGGTAATCTGTACGGATATTGATAATCGACCATTGTATCCATTGCGTTCGGTATTACATAAACTGGCACGCCAAATTTACCATATGCTTTTTTTAATGTATCGGTTGTTACAGTTAAACCATCAGCTATGCTCATTGACTTGTTTATACCCGCTAGTATTTTATTTGGAAAATGTCTTTTCGCCACGCTCTTGCCGGGGACCTTCTCGTACCAATCATCATTCTCCGCAACGATCTTTTTACCTAAAAAATGTGCGGCGGCCCATGCATCGTTTATTGGCTCCATTATACGTTGAAACACAACAACGTCCGCCCATTCGATATGTTCACGTTTCGTCGCACCACCACTGCCCGAAATCCTTGTTTCACAAAGTCCCTGCTCCATCATAAAATAACTTGGCATGAAGCATCTATAAAACCCGCAACCAAACGTATCGGCAGACACATGCAACACACGTAACGGCCTGTCCATGCCTTCAGGCACATGTGTTTTTATGCCTGCCATTTAACCCCACCATAAATATCGTATTGTAATAGTTCTTCAGCATCTTCAATTATCATCTCAGTACAGCGCGTTTTCATTTTATCCACTTTTTCACGAACTGTGTTGTCAATAATCGCGCCATCTTGCGCTGACTTCTCCATCACTAATGCAAAACCATCAAGCCATTCTTTTATCTCGCTCAGATAATTAAGACGTTTGTGTGCTGTTACCGCAAGTTCATGCATTTGATTAATAGACGATTGCTTTTTTTGGTCAATCATATTTTGCCCCGATATTCGAAATGCACGAGGTCCATAAACGATTGGTCCCGTTGGTCGCCGTCTCTGTCCCAGTCGCCACCCCACCGAATGATATATCCTTTGCGCCGCCCCAGCTCCACAACAGCAGGACCTATTATGCGGTAAGGGTTGCTACTCCAAACGTAGTCGCCTTTAAAATCGCTGTACCACACAATATCAACTGCACGGCTATATCTTTGACCTTCAATTGGTATGTGATAGCTATTCATCGTCTGGCTTTTGCCGTCTGCAACTAATCGCTTTTGCTCTTCAACAGTGCGTACACTGCATGTTATACCGATATTTACAAAATTAATTATTTCGTTGAATACATCCTGCAATGCAGGGTGTGCCATTGCTAAACGCTCTTTGGATACGTCACTAAATTTAAACATAATCACTCCTTTGCTTCCTTGAACAGGATAATCTTTTCATTATTGTCTGCCATCCATTTGCGTGCTTGTTGTGGCGTGAATTCGCTCTTCTTGAATCTGTATGATTGTGATAACCATTGTGTAGACCCTTTCATTTTGCAAACTATCAATGTGACGCCGCCACCCAAATCCTTGCGACGGCATGTCTCAAATTGGCCAGGCTCTCGCACCCTCGCTGCATGTTCATTTTCGTATGGCATCTTACCTATCCTTTTTGTACGACGCGACCATTGCACTGCAATCGCCATGAAACATATCGAATACCTCAACATCAAAACCACGGTCTGCTATTTCTTCAGCAGTCCAGTGTGACACGTGTCCAAGATATTCAGGGCCGGGGCGGATACAAACTCCTTCAGGACCTTCCATGACGATACCATAATGGGCAACTCGCTTCATTTCACTTATCAAGTCCCACCCATCTTGTTTGTCCAGATGCTCGAGGAAATCAAAAAGGAAAATAACGTCAAATGAGTTTGCTTTGAATTTGTAAATATAATCTATTGCGTTGCCTACTATGTAAGAATCTAATCGCCGTAAATCATAGCCCGGTCTAACACGGTCTGCAATCGCATCGATACCGTACCGTACACCTGTGTTATGCATACCACGTTCGCCGATTATTTCAACTATAAATTGGCAATCGCCGCAACCTAAGTCTAGGATTGTTAAATTCTCCTCGTTGTTGGTCACGCGCTGCCAGTGGCGTAACACTGCGTTATACAATCCTGGCATTCCTTCGCTTGGCTTACACTCAATCATATTACATACCCTCCGGTTTATGGGTTATAGTTGCACCCCGTCTGGACCCTGTAATGGCCATTTCTAAAGCATCACACATATCGTCGTGTTGGCCTTGTGGAAATTCTATCAATTCATCAATAAGTAAATCCGTTGTGCCGTCGAATGCCGTGAATATTCTGTTGTTCTCCGCCATTGCAATTATAGGTGTAATGCGTGTTACTTTATCAGTGTGAGGTTTTACACCAACTACGGGCATAGCTGGGTATGTTGACTTTAACGCATATATCATTGATTCCTGAAATGCTATACTCTCGATTGCAACACGCGCCACCGCACCAGCTGTTTTGTTGTTCCATCGATCGTACACATTAATTATTTTTAGCCGTGTTTCTTCTGGCGTCCACCGGCCCTTAACACATTCTAAAATATAAATGTCGCCAGTCTGTTGATGATACCCCACAATAACGATTGCTGTATAATCATGTACCTTTCGCTGCCCGATGGCTAAGTCAACACCCATATAAATATTTAGATGCTGAATGTGTATTGCCTCACTGTCTGGCACTGCGATACAATCATTATTCACCCATTGCCACTTGTTTCTAAACCACTCAGGTTTAAATAGTCCTCCTGTCATGTCACGTGGATCGTTTTGGTACTGTGCATTAAATATAGGTGTGGATATTTCCTTACGAATGTTTTCTAAAAACTCAATTGTAAATTTCTCAGGCCAAAACGATACACCATCATCGTCTATGGCCCTTATAATTAAAAAATCATCTTTGTATTGGTTAGCTATCATGTTAGCATATAAATCATGCAAGTGATAACGTGTGCCAACCATTACAATTTCACCGTGTGGCTCAAGCGTCGGCATTAATGACATACCGAACCATTGCATTAGTTGTGCACGAGTTGTTTCGGTTTTGGCGTTCTCAAGATCAACAACATCGTCCATGATTATTAAATCATAATGGCGGGCGATCAATGCACCGAATACACCAAACGCTGTAATGTTTCCTTCTTTTGTGATGTTACGTCTTATAGATAAATCAATTTCAACCTGGGTCCACTTCTCGCCCACCAATATCCCGAACAATGCCTCTAGCCTTACCGACTGTTCTATATGTTTTCTTATCTCTCTTAAAAATCCTATCGACTGATGTTGTGTGTTTGATACGATTAGTATTCTTAAATCGGGGTCTCTTAATAGTCTCCACAACGGATAAACGATAGTTGCCATTGTGGATTTACCTGCTCCACGAGGAGCAAGTGTCAATGACCTTTTGGGTAGTGGGTTTGTCCTTACTAGAAAATCAAGAATTTGTTTGTGGTGGTTGGCCACATCATACCCTAACAACTCTGCCAAGTAGTGTGGTGAATCATACACTTTAAGTAGTTCTAATTTATATTTTGCTTTTGCTTTTTGTTTTAAGATATACGGATCAATCATTGTTTAGCTTACCGTCGGGGAGTCCGAGTGTTCCTGTCTTGATGAATTCCTCTAGCTCATCAACAGACATTGTATCTATTTTCTCTTCGAGCTTCCCGCCTTGTAAATGTAAGTTAATAGTTCTTGCTAAGTCAGATTGTAATAGCGCCTTTGACGCGGCGAGCGCTATCGAAGGGCTTGAATCATCGATCAATGCGACAAGCCTCCTTGCCGCCCTGATCTTTCCGTCCCTCAAGACTTGGGTGTGTGTTTTATGTAATTCAATTAATGCCTGTTGATAAATGTCGCGTTTACGTCGTTTAGATACCTGGCGCTCTGGTATCCCTAGTTTTTCTTGAATGGCTTTATTAGATACGGTAGGTTCCCCTTGTTCAAAGCGAAGCATGGCATGATCTACCCTGTCTAGTTCTGTTAATGACATATCTATTGCTTGTCCTCGGATTGATGAATTCTTCGATCCTACCGGTCGGCCTGGTCCTGCCTTCCGTGTTTTTCGTTGTTTTTTATCCGTCATGTTTTCAATTTAACATAAAAACATTTTTTTTGCCACACTTATTTAAAATAAAAAAAATAATAGTAAATATTTTTAGAGGGTCATTCCCTGTTTTTTAAAATTAATTAAAAATAACAATACCTATTGTATAATTTTCATAATAATTTTAAGAATTAAAAAAAAAACCGGCTTACCTGGAGGGGGGGGGCACTCCCAAAAATATTTAATTAATTATAATTCTTATAGTAAAACGTAATTTATTTATTTATTTTTATAATGTACCCCGCCCCCACTTCCCCCTTGCTTTTTTTTTTTTTTTTTTGCGTTATTATACTATACAATT